AGTTGATCAGAACCGATATGAAAAAGGAACTGGCCAGCGCGATGCAGCAGCAAGTGCGATTAGTTATACGCAGAGAGGTTGGTCGTGGAAATTAACAACATCATTAGAGAGCAAATCTGCTCTGATCTAAAAGCAGGCTTAGTTGATGAAGCTGGTGACCCAATGGTCGCCACTTTTTTTAATGGCCAGCCAACGTTTATCAGCGTCCCTGAATTTGAAAATGAAGAATCTGATATCCCTGCTGTTTCTGTATCTGTTTCTGAAGGCCAAAGCGTTGATGAAGATTTCGAAGAGATTACATGGCGCTCCATCCTGACCATCAGAATCTACCTGGTTGCAGATAACAACACCGATAAAGAGCTTGATGCACTAGGCGAAAAGGTTCTTTCGGTCATCACCAAACACTACACCGCCAACGGACTTCTTGACCTTTGTAATCGTCACTCGTTTGATTATGCGCGAGACGAAGAGCAGCCATGGGGAACGCTGGATTTAGCATTTAACATTGAATACACCGAAGAGGTTTAATCATGTCAGACCCAACTCTACCAATCAAAGGCGCAGGAACCTCGTTCTGGCGTTTGAAAGACACGGCTGAACTCCTGACTTCAGCCGATTATCTTGACGACACCAAATGGGACAAGATAGGCGGCATCCGAGAAATTCAGCCGGGTGAAATCACCGTCGAAGATGAAGAAGACAACTACCTGGACGATCCTGATGCAGATTGGGTGAAAACATCGCCTGGTCAAAAATCAGCGGGTGAAACCAATGTGACCGTAGTTTGGAAGCCAGGTGAAACTGGTCAGCAGCAACTCGTTGATGATGTGGAAAACGGCACGATTACCGAGTACCGCACCAAGTTCCCTAATGGCACAGTCGATGCGTACTCTGGCTACATCAACTCACTGGGTAAAGCGGTGACGATTAAAGAGAAGATCACTCGCACCGTTAAAATCAAAAATGTTGGCAAGCCGAAATTAGCGGAAATGATTTTGGCTGAGCAAGCAGGAGCTTAAAAATGAGTACCAGTTTTCTAAAGACAAAGACCGTTCCTGTTGGTGACCGTAGTGTCACAATCAAGCAGTTGTGTGGCTTGGGGCGCTTCGACTTCATGGATTTTTGCTCAGACCAACCTTTCCCAGAGACTATTGAAGTATTGCCAGAAGATGCCAGCAAAGAAGAGAAAGAAGCGCAGCTGGCAAAAATGGACAAGGTTACTCGCCAGTGGAACCGATTGAACTTTGTTATGCAGGCTCGCTTGGTGGCCCATGGTACTCACTTCGATATTGATGATATTGATGAGCGTCATCAGTACGTCATGACAGCTATGTCCAAAGAGCAAATCAAAGAGATTCATGATGAAGTCGCAATTCTCTCAGGTATGCCACTGCCTGATGAAGCACCAGTCAGCGATGAAAACCAGCCAGAACAGCCAGAAGAAGAGAGTGATCAGGAAGATCTGGAACCTGTCGACCCAAAAGCTTAATTCGGGCTGAAAAGCGGTTCGCCCAAGACCTTGCTCGCGAGTTTGGTCATATTTGTTGGCGAACCATGCTGGCTTCCATTAGCTGTCAAACGGTCATTGAATGGCGAGATTACTTCTCGGAGCAGGGCTTCTCACATCACATGGATAACTGGCGCTTTGCTGTTAGCTGTGCGTCTAACTGGAACATCACGGCGATGGCTGCAGGAGTGAAGTTAGACGAACCTGTTTCATACCGTGATTTCTTACCTGTGATCGACGAGCCCGAAGAACCCCACGAATATACTGAAGAAGAGCTGATGGCCATGAGTGAATCAGCAGGAGGATTCCGTATTGAGCGCCCAGATAGCTGATTTTAACATCCGCTTCAATACTGAAACCGCCAAGTTTCAGAAAGACGTGGATTACGCCAAAAAGATGCTGCGTGGCTACACCAAAGAAGCCAAAGCCGCAAACGATGAAAACGTTGGCCTAAGTAAGTCATTAGAAAACACTGCAGACGGTGCAAAGACTGCTGCTAAAGGTGTTCTAGAAATTACAGGCGCGGTGACTGCTGGCCTTGGCGCAGTCGCTGGCGCAACGGGTTATCTTATTACCCGACAAGCGGAGCATGCGCGTCAAATAGAGCGCATGGCGACCGTCTCTCAAACCTCTGTAGAACAAATCCAAGCCTTGGGTTACGCCTCTGAGCAATACAATATCAGCGGCGAAAACATGGCTGACATCCTCAAGGATGTGAACGACAAGCTCGGTGATTTTACTGAAAATGAAGGCGGTGAGTTTGCCGACTTTATGGAGAATATCGCGCCTAAAGTCGGCCTTACCATTGAAAAGCTGCAAGAACTCTCCGGTCCAGAAGCACTTATAGCGGTGAAATCCGCGATGGATGCGGCCAACGTACCGATGAAAAGCCAGATTTTCTATCTGGAAAGTATCGCTAATGATGCCTCGGCATTAATGCCACTGCTGGATAATCAAGGTCAGAAGCTTTATGAACTGACCCAAAAGTACGACGATTTGAACGTCTCGATGTCGGAATACGATATTGAGAAATTCAAAGAGATGGACCAAAAGCTCAAGGATGTATCGCTCAAGCTCGAAAGATCCTTTGCCAATGCGGTGCTCGGTGCCAGTGACCAGATTGATTGGTTCACCGATAAAATGGTGGTGGCGACCGATTATTGGGGCACGATGTTTGATAGTTGGTCAGACAACCCAAGAACAGAAAATGGCCTGAGTAAAAGGCTTTCTGAGCTGCGATCAGAAATCACAAAGCTAACCAAAGAAAAAGATGAGTTAGATAAACGCTTTAAAAAGTATGAAGGTGTTGATGTCAGTTCTTTGCCTCCTGTCAGCTTATTTGGGAACAGCAAGAATGATTACGCGAACATCAATTCAAGTTCATGGTTAACCGATAAAAAACTTGCTGAAGCAGAGTCTGAGCAAGCCATATTGCAAAAGCGCTACAACATCATGCGCTTTGGTATGAATTACGATCCACCTCCACCACCAAAGACATCTGCGAACGATGATGATGGTGCAGACGACACATCTATAGATAAAGACCTTGAGCGTCAATTTAAAGCAGGCCAGCAGCGCCTTGCCGCGCTCGATGTTCAATACGCTGATGAACGAGAAAAACTCAAGCTTTCGCATCAGCAGCGCGTAGAAGATATTGAAAACCTCAAACTCTCCGAGCAAGAAATTGAACAGCGTGGTTTTGATTCACTGGCTGCAATCAAAGCTGAATACAAAGAGAGGGAGAACGAGTTCTACGCAGATGAGCTTGAAAAGTTTGAAACTAGGCAAGCGGACGCTCGTCAGCGAGAAGAGGACGCGCACAAAGCAGTTGAGGACGCGAAAACACGAAAGTCAGAGCAGGCCGCTAAACAACGTGCAGATACGGAAAAGCGCATTGAGCAATCCGTTCTTTCGATGAAGTTTGGTTTAGCGTCGCAAGGTCTTTCTTTGATTGAGCAAACCGCCAAACAAGGATCGTTTATTCAAAAGGCTGCATTCGCTGCGCAAAAAGGCATGGCTGCTGCTCAGGTCTACATGCAGGGCGAAGTGGCCGCAACCGCTGCTTTGGCTCCACCTCCTATTGGTTTAGGACCGATTGCGGGTGTTGGTCAGGCAACGGTTATTCGTGCGTTAGCTGCTGCTAGTGCTGGTTTGATTATGGGCCAAGCTATCGCAGGTATGGCGCACAACGGCATTGAAGAAGTTCCGATGTACGGTGGTCGCAGTGAATCAAACTGGACGCTAAAAGCAGGTGAGCGTGTTTACACCAACGAGTCAGCGCGACGCATTGACCAAATGTATCAAGCCACCATGGCGATTTATCGCCAGCGATTTGCTGCAAACGACCCAACCATGGCCTATCAAAACCGTATGGCTGCGACCGGGGGAGTGGCAAGTGCTCAGCCTTGGGTGATTCATATCCATGAAGCTGAACCCGGGACTAGTGCGGAGATTGACGATGAAGCGAAAGTCATCCGTATCATGAAGAAAGATGCAATGGGTGGTGGAGAGTACTTTAGCTACATTTCTCAAGCGCTTGGCGTTAAGCCTGGAGGGTTCAAATAATGCTAACAGTAAAACCGGAAGTGTTAGCGGGATTGAACCCTAACATTGTTCTCTATCCCTGCAGGTACTTTGGTAACGGTCTTTTGCCGTTGCCAACTCGAAAGGGGTACCAATACCAACATGGTAAAACCGTTATCCGTTCCAAAATGGATTTGGGTTTAGCCACCATGCGCCGCCGTTCCCGTATCGCCCCAGCTGAATTCACCTTTACTTTTCGCTTTACCGGAGAGCAAAAAGAGGTGTTCGAAAGCTGGGTGTTTAATGAGATAGAGGCAGGTGAGGAATGGTTCTATTTGCCGCTGCGAACGGGTGATTACGATCTGGAAGTTCATAAATGCCAGTTTACGGCCACACCAGGTGAAGATTCGCCATTCGTTCTTAAAGAAGGTCTCAAAGACTTTGGTTCTAAGTGGGAACTCAAAGCCAAAGTGCAAACCTTCCGAGCGTTAAAACTGGAGCGATACACCGCTCGCGTACTGTCAAAAGATACCTTGTCAGGCATCGAGAAAGCCGCATTAGCCGCCGAGTCAGCTGTATTCAAAATGCCATAGTGAGGCCACATGATCCTATCAACCATTGAATATCAGCACCCCACCTTACCTGGTGGGGTGCTGCGTTATGTCAAAGACGGTATTGACCTCTATGCCGGAATAGAGTCTGGCGAGATGGTGTTGTTTACCGCTGGTCAGTTTGCTTTTCAGTTACCCGACAAAGCCACCAAAGGGCAGGAAGCGCTCACCGTGGCCGCACCGAATACTGACCTCACGTTGGCCAAGTCGATTGAAGCAGCGAAGCGTCATGAGCCGGTGGTGCCTGTCGTGAGTATCTATCGAGAATACGACACCGACGATTTAAGCCAGCCGCGTAATAAACGCATTTGTCTCACCATGACCTCAGCAAAAATCACCACCATGACGGTCACCCTGACCAACACATGGAAAGACTTAACCAACCGCCGTTTTATGCGTCGGTTATACACCACCAAAACGCACCCAGGACTGAAATATTTATGATCGCTTACTTTCGTTCGTTGCCGTTTGGCCACTTTCCTGTCGATGGTTGTGTGCTGCTGGTTCGGGAAGCATGGCAACGCCTTTATCAGTTGGAAGAGTTACCAACATACGCCGACCGTTTTGTCACGCCAGACCAAGCCCAAGGGTTGATGGATGGTCATCTCGGTCAGTTGGTTGAACCCATAGAAAGGCCCGAGCATGGCTGCATGGTTGTCGCCAGCAGCGAGTCGAAGTGGCATTGCGGCGTGTTCACCACTGAGCAAATGCCGGGTTATGTCATTCACACGTTGGGGCAAGCCATCAAAATCGAACCTCTAAACCAATTCCGACGCCGATTTGATACCGTGGAGTTTTACCAACATGTCCCACATCGTTCAGTTTTATCATCCGATCCGAAAGGACCAACGGAAAGTTCATCCGGTTAAGGCGGGAACGCGACTATCAGATTGGCTTGCGGAGCACTGCCCTTGTGAGTCAATTGCGGCCACGCTCAACTTTAGTGAGCTGAATGATCTGGATGTGGTCATTGGTGAGAGTGATGTTGTCAGTATTCGGCCAAAACTAGGCACGGGGCTGGATTGGGTGGTTTACGCGGCACTAGCGCTGTCAGCTGCCACCGCCGTGTACACGTTTACCAACATGCCAGACATGAGTGGTAACCAAAACACCAAGCAAGCCAGCTCCGTCTATAACTACAACGCGCAGGGGAACAAGCCAAAGCTAGGCAACCCCGTTCCCGTTCGCTACGGCCGTATGCCGCATTACCCTGATGTCATCGCACCGGACTGGTGGGAGTACATTGATAACGAGCAGTATTACTATCAGTCGTTTTCTCAGGGAATTGGCAAGTTTCTGTATCATAAGCATGTGATCGGCGAAACCGTCATCAATGCCATTAACCCCGATATCGAAATAAGAACATATCTCTCAGGCGAAGTGGTGGATCACTTTCCTCACATTGTCTGGACCTCGAAAGAGGTGGGTGGTTCAGACGGTCAGGGCGGTTTAACGCTCGATGGCGTGACCGCCGACTGGGTGGCGGAAGTCTCCAGCAGCGAGATTCGATTTGTTGGTAATGAAATCGAACTGTGGTCTGAATTCAGTTTTCAGGCGGGAGAAGATAACTACCGAACGGGACTCAGACGAGATGCATGGCCGTGGGATGAGGGCCAGCAGGTGGTGATCACCTCTTCCACTCAAGACAGCCTAATTTTTGAAGGAAACATTCACTTTCACGATATGGGCGATGATGGCGATGAGATTGACCCGCAGCCCCTGCCTGATGAAATTGAAAATCCACTAGGCTGGGGCTCACTTGCCGTTGGCGACCGCATTGTGATCACGGGGGCTGGGGTGAACTCCGGTACCTTTATCATTGACGAGTTTAAATCTTCTACGCGCATTACCGTTCAAACAGACGGTGGTGGCGATGTTGCAACATTTACGCCGATGAACAACGTGTATGTTCGAATTTACCAGGCGGTTGGCAATGATGGTACCTATGTCTGTAAGGACGGTAATGGCACGCTGGCGCTGGTTTCCTCTGACACTCAGATAGAAGTGCCAGACTGGCCAGGCTTTATCAATATGAGCAGCAATACCGCGCAGCTCTCCGTATTAGAACGTGATATAGAGACAGAGTGGGTCGGTGACTTCTTGTGTGTACCAAGCGATGCGACCGCGCTGGATGTCGGTCTGGATTTCATCTTCCCTCGTGGCCTTGGCAGTCTGAACAGCAAAGGCAAACTTAGATCGCGAACGTGTGATTGGGAAGTTCGTGTGCGTCCTGAAGGTTCGAATGATGTCTATCAAACGCATGTATTCACCTTAACTCAAGCCGACAACACGCCCCAACGCTTAACCAAATGGCTAAAAGCGGAAATGGGGCTAACACCAGGTCGCTGGGAAGTAGGGTGTCGCCGAGTCAGTCATGTCACCAAATCGACCAAGGTGTTTGACGAGGTGCAATGGATGGGGCTGAAATCCGTCATTCAAACCACCTATCAGAATGATGAAGAGTCGATCATCACCTTAAAAATCAAAGCCACTAACGCACTCAGCCAACAGGCCAACAGCCAGTATTGGAATGATTCCACGCGCATCCTGCCCGTGCTTCAACCGGATGGCAGTTACGCCGAGCAGGCAACCCGTTCGATTGCCGATGCGGTTATCGATGCGTGTCGTAATAACGTTTATGGCGCTGGCTTGGAGGATGACGCGATTGATATCGATACTCTTATCGCTTATCGAGACAAATGGGCTTCCCGCTCAGATTACTGTGATGGTTTGTTTGACCAGCCGATCGCCTTTTGGGAGGCACTGGGCAAGCTGCTGGAGACGGGGCGCGCTTATCCCCGCATCGAGCTTGGTACCGTCAGTATGTGGCGGGATGAGCCAAGGGAAGCGCTGTGTAAACCATACTCGCCCGTCAATATGACGCCAGACAGTTTCTCAGTGGATATCAGCCTACCGGAAGACGGCGATTACGATGGCGTCGAAGTTGAGTGGTTTAACCCACAATCGAGAAAATCCGAGACGGTGCTGTGCACGTTACCAGGACAAGACGGTTACAACCCTAAACCGCTCAAGCTGAACTTTGTCACCACGGAAGAACAGGCCAACCGCGAAGGGATGTTTCATGCTGCAGTGCAAGCGTATCGCCGAACCAATATCGATTTTTCGACCGATATGGACGGCTGGGAATCGAACTATGGTGACGTCGTTCCTGTTGCACACGATGCCGTGGACTGGGGCGCGTCTGGCCAAGTCATCGAAACGCTAAACGCTGGCGATGGCAATCAATACCTTCAGCTTTCTGGCTTGCTGGAATGGGAAGAAGGTAAGCAACATTACTTACTGTTTAACAGTGGCAACAAGGGAACGCACGGCCCGTATCGCGTCGACCCAACCGAGGCGCCCGACATTGTCATCCTGGTCGATGAACCCACCGAGAAGGTCATCGCTGTGGGTGAAAAGGGCCAGAAACCAAGCGAATACATGTTTGGCCAAGCCAACCGGATGTACAAGAAATGCATATTGCAGAAGGTCTCACAGAAAGGGGAATTCGAGGTCAGCTGCGCTGTCGTAGAAGATGACCCACGCGTGGATGCCTACGCCTAACACCCCATCAAATCAATTACCCAATGCCCAGCCCTCGAGCTGGGCTTTTTTATGAGGTTTATTCATGACCCAGAATATTGAAGAGCGCACCCTGGCTGCCACCTCCACGATGGAAGGTGCCGCCAAGGCTATGGATGAAATTGCGAACACCGATAAGACAGTCGAGACGCCTGTTGGTCCCCGCAAATCCTTTCCCAAGCTATCAAGAGAAATAGAAGAAAATGGGCTGAAATCACTTAAATTAGGTGCCGCTAACCATCAAGGTACCTATGCTGCTGGAGTGTTCTATAACGAACCTAACTGGACTTACACTTATAACGGTCAGCAATGGGGGTTGAGTAAGGGTTTTGACCTTTCGACACTTCCGTATGAAGCAACCCAAGCCGATCCGAATGATGATTCAAATTTAGCAGTAAGAGGTGAGGCTTCACAAGAGTATGTGCAAACCGAGACAACACGAAGACAAGGTGAAAGCCTAGGTGGAGGGGTGTTCTCATCTGGTGATGGTATTCTTAAAAACGGAATGTATGTACCAGCAGGGACTGCGAACCTTCGCACTTCTGGTGGTGATTTCTTGGAAGAGACCATATTCCCAATTTTAAAGAAAGACGGAACGGTTGGCGTTTCCGGCTTACTTTCAAATCTCAACCTAACAATCAGGCCATACAGCGCGACCATCGGCAATGATGACGTATGGCTGCTTGATATAAAGTACTATTTCCCAGGCAAAGGTTTGAACATTATGTTGTTCTGGCCTGATCGTACAGGAGCTCAAGAATCAAGTGTACAGTTTCAAGCTTGGGCTAGTTTTTGTATTAACAACCCAAGAAAGCCCGTTCCTGGATACATTCCGACCGCAAATAATCTTTTTCGCCTATCAAACACAATAGAAGTTATCAAAAAAGATACAGAAGTTTGTTATGGCGTATGGGAGGTTTTTGGGGATGGTGGCGGCTCTGCTGCTAATGCCGACAGCGGTATACTTGTCGATAAAAATGTGCCAATGTTCAGAATCTGCCAACAAGCTGACGGTCAATATCCTGAAGGAGATGATTTTGTTATAGACCCACTGCACTACCTTCGTCGAGTTCATTTTCATGATTTCAACTGTCGTGGTGTTTTGAATGGCTTGTCATCATTCGTTCAAGGCCGAGGCGTTTATCTTTCAACGTTTGAACGACTTGGAGGCTATAACCACGAGGAATGGGTGAGGCTTGGCAACTTGACCGACATACCAAAACTAAGCCCACAGGGTTATGAACTTGACTATTGTGAAGGTAACACTTTCTCAAAATGTTCCGTTCAGCGTGTAAACAAGCAGATTCGAGTTAAAAATCCAGACGGTTTGGTCATAAAAGATTGCCCTAGACTTGGTTATGGTAATTCAACGTGGACAGAAGATGGATACGTTCTTTACACATCAGGCGGTAATGATACCGTGCGATTTGAAGGTAATATTGTTCGATGCACTTCTATCGTAAGTAATTACGAAGCTCCACCGCAAATTTTTAAATTAAACGGCACACGAGGTTTGGATTTATCAGGTAACCATTTCGAGCGCATAAACGGTCGCATTATGAATGCTGTTGGACTTGAATCATTTACAACCGCAAAAACAAACCTATTTGCAGGACTTACACAAACGACAACCACTCTATTCAAATGTGATTCATGTCCTGTTGGGTTTAGTTTTATTTTTGAGGGCAACAACTGGAGTATGCCTAAGCCAAGCGATCTTACATTTAGATTTAATGGCACAAATGTTGGGTGGGTTACTCGAATTTTTGAGAATAACGTTACGACTATGCTTGGTGGCGGGACGGTTTACGAATTGACATCTAATGTTATCGCGTCGAATGAGGGGTATGGTTCTTGGAAACAACCGATTAGGTGGTTGAACCGATATTTATGGATGACACCTGCGGGAAATTTGCGCTCGAGTTCGAGTGTTCCTACAAGTGTCAGTGATGGTGAGCCGATAGCACCATATAACCCTAATGATGACGTTATCGTATCAGAAAACGATCCAACAAGTTCTGATATTCCTGCACGTTTTGGTCAAGAATGGCTAAATACCAATAGCAAAGTATGGTTTAAAGCGACATCGGATGGTGGCGACTGGAAAAAGATTACTAATGAAGACCCAGCACCTTAGTTTTCCACCTTGCTCATATCATCAACACACTTTCTTTACGATCTAGCGATCATCTTGCCATTACAGTGTTTTGTGTTCACGGACTCAAAGCAATAAGCCGACAATAATATGAAAGCAAGGAAGGGCCATCGCGCAATGCGGTGGCCCTTCTTTATGAAAAGGATAATTTATGAAGCGAATTTGGTTGCTGTCTATGCGCGTCCTGTTGGCGCTGAACATGTTTGTGTTGCACTTGCTTACTGGTCAGTCTGATCTCTCGATTAGCGGCTGGAGTTACATCCGTGTGAGACAGGGTAAGCGCTCGCCCATCAAGCTGATTGATTGGCTGTTCTTGAAGCTATTCAAGCAGGAAGACCATTGCCGAAAGGCGTTCGAGTGGGAGCTAAGCGAGGCGCGCAAGTTTTACTATGAACACCGACCCTACCTATAGCTATTTATAAGGTCAATTTTCAAATAGTCCCATCTAGCTCCAAAAAAAACCAAGAGCTTCTACCCACTTTTCCCCTTTCCGTGTTAGCCATTTAATGAATTACCGATCCATACTAAGACTTTTTCCTTAATTAAAGTCATACGACTTCCAATCAATTGCTTCCTTATAGTTCAATTCTCGTATTTATATAAAGTGATTACTGATGTGTACGAATGCCTTCCCTCCTAGACGGATTAATAAGATCGTGATTATCACTTTGCTTGTGTGGATGATTATAACTAATTGAAAAATATATAATTTTATCTTTATTTGGTTTCCGAGTGAGAACTCTATAAATTCAGGTTATCGTTTCTTTCTTGAGTCAAAAGTCACAAAGGTAAGGGGATAATAATGCAACATATTGATTATTTGGTAACTGTGCGAGAAACTTGGCGAATAATGTGATTAGAGTTGAAGTGAATTAGTAAGAATTCAGCCTAATTAACAGCTATGTTGCTATCAGCATCAGGTATGGAGCCAACTATAAGGAAGTATTGTGTATTTTGAGAAATTGAGAATAAACAAATGGCAACAGTTTGAAGAAGTCGAGATTGAGCTGCATGATCGTATAACAATTGTCACAGGTTCAAATGGTTGTGGTAAGACTACGTTATTGAGCTTGTTGGCAAGGCATTGTGGTTGGGATCAAGTTTCACTTTCTACCCCTAAAAAAGACAAGAAAACGGGAGCGATTAAATTTGTTCAACGATTTTTTAAAGGAAAAAGTGAAGAGCACGGTAATATTGTTGGCTCTATAGATTATTCAAACAATACCTGTAGCCAATTACTTGTTCAGCAAACTCAAGCTGCTAACTACCAAGTTGCAATCCAAGGGCAACAAGCAGTAAAAAGTTTTTATATTCCATCTCATCGGACTACATTTAGATACGCTGCACTAAACAATATTCCTACGGCAAAGAAAAATAAACAATCTGCATTTAACGAAGTTTTTAATCTAACAAAACAAACTCACCAAGGCAATTATGGTGGTCAACCTGCAAGTTACTTAATGAAAGCGACATTAATTGGCTGGGCTATAAATGGTTATGGAGTGACCAACAACCAAAAAACTATAATGCCTCAAGATGAGGAACAGATTTTATATTACGAGGGATTTCAAAATGTATTAAGGAAAGTTCTTCCCAAGACAATTGGCTTTGAAGAATTCGAAATTAGGAATATGGAGATTGTTTTCGTATGTAACGGCGGAGAAGATGAGTTTTTATTAGAAACAGCCTCTGGCGGAATAAGTTCGCTTATTGATATAGCTTGGCAAATTTATATGTATGCGACAAAAGACAACCCAAATTACACAGTAATAATAGATGAAATAGAAAATCATCTTCATCCTACTATGCAGAGAAGAATTCTTCCTGATTTACTAGATGCATTTCCTACCGCTAAATTTATAGTGTCAACACATAGCCCGTTGGTAGTTGGTTCGGTCAAGAACTCCAGTATTTATGCTTTAACCTATAATGACAGTAATAAAGTAGAGTCAAGAAAACTAGATCTATTGAATGAGGCCAAAACGGCTACTGAAATACTTGATGAAGTCCTAGGCGTTTCCTTCACTATGCCAATTTGGGTAGAAAAGCAGTTAAATGAAATTATTGAAGAATTTAGCTCTAAAAGTATTTCGGAAACAGACTTTACAGCTTTACGCAATAAGCTGGCTGGATTGGGTTTAGAACGAATGGTTCCTTTTGCAATTCAAGGGATTATGGAGGTGTATGATGATCAAGCTAACTAGACCTGATTGCCCATACCCAAACGCTCTAGATAATGGCAATTACAAACATCCATTAAATAAAGCAGCTCTAAAAAAAGCTAATTATGATAAGTGCATGTATTGTGAAAGCAAAATATCTCATATTGATTATGCACATGTAGAACATTATAAACCCAAAGCACAAGATAAATACCCTGAACTAGAGTTTGAGTGGACTAACCTTGGCTACGCATGTCCAAAGTGCAACAATAATAAATCTGATAAGTTTCACGACGACTTCCCATACATAGATCCATATTCAGAAGAACCGTCTGAATATTTTTTACCTTATGGTACTTTGCTACTTGTAAAACAAGGTTGTGAGAGAGCAGATCTAACCATTAGAGATATTCAGTTAAATAGACCAGAATTGCTTGAGAAACGACTAGAAAAAATCACAGAGATACAAAATGCAATTACAGCCTGTTTTCGCACATCAAATCAAGTATTGCGAGATATGGCGTTACAGGAGTTAACAAGAGAAGCAGAGTCTGATAAAGAATATTCTTTTTTTGTTAAAGCATTAATTGATGCTCATACAGCATAAAAGCGACATAATAAGTTGCTTAGACGGACATGAAACTGCTGGCTCTTTCTCGTTCCTCGCTAATTATAGCCATCTATTTTATTTCCGCTTAACAAAGCGTTATATGCTTTCCAAAAATTAGAACGCACATAACAAATGTTTAAGAGCCAATAACTCTTGTATTGTACGGTTGAGTTGTGGCTCAGAATTAATGTTTAGGTCTAGTGTATGCCAGTGCAATTGGTGCAAAAGAAGTTGAAATTGATAGATAAAACTAAACTTATTTTTCTTGGTAACTTGAAAAAGTTTTTTGGACAAAATTAGAGTCGACGAGCTTTAGTGCACCATTGTCCGCGAGTCTACGCATCATCCTGTTTGCAGATTCCATGTCGAACTCTTCTGTCAGAAAACTAGGTGTATCTTCTTCAATTGTTTTCTCCAATTCAATAGTATTTAGCTTTGTCGTCGTTGCCAGACTACGCAATGTTTTGTTAGCAAACTGCGTACAAATCATCTTTTTCGGGTCAGTTACACCAGAAAATATCGCGGCTTTACAGATTGTGTTAATAGCAGCTTTTACAATTCCACCATACTCTTTACCTTGATCCATAGTATTAACTGAGAGATCTGCGTTGGAGTAGAATGCTATATGGTGCAAGCATCGATAAGCAATCCAACCGTGTTTAGAATCATCTAACACTGTTACAGCTGCTACTTTTCGGTTAATACTTTTACCTGAAGCGGTAGACTCTAAAATAGTACCGTGAGAGCCCATTATTGCGGCGTGACTGACTGGAAACTCATCCATTTCTTTTGCTAGTGATCTATCTACCCTTTTTAACCATGAGTTACTTGTAAATATGATATCGCCAGCCCTAAGTAAATTGACGGTGTTACTGTGGACAGTGGCAGCTTTCGTGAGTAGCCTTAATGCTTCAGCGTGCGCCAGCGCCGGTGATTTTACGGCTGACTCAAAGCTATTTCGTAGTTCATTGACCAAAGCGAGCTCTGTAAGTGGGCTTGTCATGGAGAACACAAATTGCTTGGTTAAGGATGAATTCCCTTTGCTAACAAGGAAATAACGCCTACTAGTTTCTCGTTCACTTCTCATAATTTCGGGACACAAATGCAAGTCATAGTCTGAAAGCCACTCAGATGGAGTATATGGCTGCTTTTCAAGCAATTGCAGTTGCTCCATTCCCGTTCTTGCTTCCAAGTAAGTAAAAGAAGCTGTTGAAGTGAATTTGGTAGATGTTTCCCCACCTACGCCAATCCAAACAGTTTTGAATTCAGATGTTTCTGGATCTTGATATTTAACCCATATTTCTTCGGTATCGCGTGGGTTGCAATAAAATAATATAACGAGTTTCTTCTTGATTACAGCTTCTAGGGTTAGTTTAAGATCAGATAGATCATACCTCTTAGGGCCTATTTTCATCATAAATAAAGGAAGTCCAACTTAGGGTGGTGTAAAGGAGTGAATCATACTAACTATACTTAATCTTCATATCAATCAGATGTTTATAAAGTTTAGGTGTACGGTCTGTGTTAAGTTGGTCTATTCTAGACAAAATCTATCTGACTCTTTCTTGTCAGACTCTGTTAACCACTTTCCGTAAACCTTAGCCACCTTCGTAATATCAGAACTACCCATTTGTTGAGCTAGATAATTGACATTGACTATCGTGTGGGTGATCTCCCCACTCGTTTATATGTGCCTAAGTTAGTATTAGTTTCGGTGTAGGATACAGGTCTTTTTGCTGCCTAACCACATTGGGGGTGAATACGAAGCGGAGATCTTCTATTCGGTATGCACTATCTGGAAATTCCAAATCATGTTCATTTTTCGGAAACAAGTATGTTAAGTGACGTTTACTTTTGGAGTTTTAAAAGACAGCGGAACAATATGTTTGTAACTAATTACAAGATGATTTCTTGTCGAAAGAAATGGGGTAAATTTGGGGCAATGATGGGGCAAATTAAGCATGCAATTTTGAAGATTGAGGGTTTATTTTGTTCAGGCGACTATTGAGAAAGATCGCTTTACTGCAGATTGATGCGGTTCAATATGTTGATTTATAATGATTTATTTTAATTTCACCAATTGAGATTTGCTTTTGTGGTTGACTCAATGAATTACAGTATAGATTTGAGTGGTTTTTACATCGGTGTGACCAAGCTGCTCTTGTACTGTTCTAATATCAGCA